TTCTGCTTCGCCAATCCATTTTGCACCAACCGCAAATAGTAATTGGCATCCTTCTCCCCCATCAAATCCGCCAAACTCGCCACCCCCTTGCCCTCACCCCAGGTCGCGTTAAAAGTCGGCTTCACAATATCCCCAAACGCAAACTTCCCGTCCTTCCACGCCAGCCACTTCGCCGGACCCAGCACCTTGCGCTGTTCCTCCATGCTCAACGTCTCGAAATACGCCTCCCCTATCATGTTCCGCGTCTGGTACCGCGCGATCTGCTCAGGCGTCATCTTGTACTTCTTCGCAATCTCCTCAAACGATGGACCCGCTTTTTCCACCCCGCTGAAGTTCATCCCAAACTGCTCGCCAATCTCCTCCCACGAAAGTGTCAGTGGCGTTTGACAGCATCGGCAGTTGGGGTGCGAAGACATCTTCTCAGTAAGTGGATGTTCCGTCCCGTGCATCGCCAAACACACCGGACAAGCGCCGTTCACCTCCGCCTGCCATCTCCAACCCTTCACGATATCCGCGTTCGCCTGGTAATTCGCCTCCGTCGCCATCCGCTGTGCCCGCATGATCTCAGTACGTGAAATCGTCAATGCCCGGCTTAGCTGCACACCCAGCGCGTCCCGGATCATCGGCGCGATCTTGCGCGGGTTGTACCCCAGCATCATCCCCTCAATCAGCGCGTCACTCGCCTTCTGCGCTCCTGTCAGCTTGATACCCTCAAACAACGCCCGCAAAGGCGATCCGCTTTGATTCACCCCAACCATCGCCTCGATCGCCTTCGTTGGCAGTGACTTCACTCTCAGTATCCCGGGCACATCATACTCCGGACCCAACTGCAGGATCATCGCATCCCGGCTGAATTCCAAACTTTCCCGGATCACCCGCGCTTGTTCTTCACTGATCTTATTCCCGGCAAACTGCGAGAAGTGGCTCAATTCCTTCCCGATTAGCTCCTGCATGTCGCTAAAACGACTATTCTGGTAGATCCAGCTCAAATCAACCGTCTCACCCCGTTCAACTGTGCGATCATACTCCGTCTGCAGGCGCTCCAATTTCACCCGTACACGTTTCCACCCCTCCACATACACGCGTACCATCTCCGAAGCCGCCCTGCGTTCATTTCGCACAATCCGGCTCTGAAAAAGCGCTGTGATTTCATCAATCGTCCCAGTCGGCATTACTCAGTCTCAACTCCGCCCTGATCAAATGCCTCCAGCAGCGCACTCCCTAATTCAGACTCCTTTGCCCGCTTCTCACGTTCGACATCCGGATCATAGCCAAACTCCTGGATCAACGTATCACCCGAAACGCCCAGTTGCTTCAAACTCAACGCCGCATTTGCCTGTACCTGAACGTCCTTCGGCAAGAGCTGCTGCCAGCGCAGCTGAGTATAGAGCTGATCTCCATATCCGCCCAATGCCAACAGCCGCCGGTTGAGTTCCACGATCATCTCACCATATGTCACCCGCTTGGCTTCAGTCTTTTCCAGCAATGGCTGGTACAAAATCTCCAGCGCGATCCCCGAAAGTTGTCCAACCGATTCCACCTTCCCCGTTGCCACTTCCGGCACACGCGCCAGCTCATGCACGAACTGCTTCAGCTCTTTATGCATCTGGATCGAGCTCACCAGGTCGCTCTGCATCTCAAGATTCTGCAAGGTCGCCGTCTCGCCAGGCAGCAGGATCAGCTCATCCGGATTTACCCTCACGTCCGCTTTCCCAACGCCCCGCGCCCACGTCTTCGGATGGGCGTGATAGCGCAGGATCTTCAGGATATTCGAAACGGTGAAATTCTCTTTGTCGATCACCTCCAACAGGTCATCCTCGATATCGCTCATCCCCCAAAACTCGTGCGGCGCGATCATATTCTGGCAGTGCACTATCGGCGCAAAAGTATAAGGCCATCTCTGCTCTCCCAGAGTTTGTATCGAACCGCCGTTTACATTTTCGCGCTGATCCGTGATCATCCAGCCAGCCCCATCCTGCTCGATTACTTGCCTGATCGTGACCGGCTTCTTCGTCACCGGATCAATGCTCGGGTAGCGAATCGTGTACGCCACCACCTGATCAATGTCATCCTCAGCCAGCGTCACGCTCACCGTCTCCGGATCGCAGATGATCAGCCTCGGTTCCATCCCGGGCTTCCAATGGATCTTCACGAATGCCGTCCCGCACACCGCCCCGGATGTGGCCAACTTCTGCAGCAGGCTCATCTTTCGGTTTGCCTGCCAAACCGCGTCAAGATAGTCTTCCTGCGGCGTCTGCTTACCCTCTTCCAGCTCAAAGCCCACTTCCTTACCGAACAGGAACGCCACCCCTTTATCCACGAACATCCTCGCAAAGTTCATTCGCAGGTTATCATCCGCCGCTCCTGCTGCCACTGTTAGCGGCTTCTTGCCCTTGCCATAATAAACTTCCCAGTTCCGTCGGAATTTCTCCAGACGGTCCTGTTCCGTCATGCGCACTGTGTTCTGAATCGCTGTTAATAAATAATTTTCAATCATTTTTCACCTGTCTATCGATAGAGTCCCGGTAAATATTCCACTCGTTGATCCAGCATCTCATCTTCATACGCGTATCGCAGCGCGTCAATCAGATGATTGTTCCGGTCCAACGGCTGCTTGATCGCGTTTCCAGACGCGTCCTCCCGCCATTTGTACTGCGAGAGTTCATTACGCATGGCTATGCAGCGCTTATCCACGACAATCGTCTGCTGCTGCAGCCACTGAATCCCAAACAGCACGCTGTCCTTGCCCTTCTTCACTGGGTCGACCTTCAACCCCTTCAAACGCAACTCCGCGATCGATTTCGGCTCTGCCGAGTCTGCCTTCAGTAAATCCTCTCCCAAAGGTTCCCGCAGCGCTTCAGCCAGAATGTCATTCGTCAACCCGCGTTCGTACAGCTCCGCGTAAACGTAAATTCGCTTGTGCGATCGGTCGTAATGCGTGAACGGCGCAGCCGCTGGATCACTCGAAAAGCCAAAATCCAGCCCATGCCGCCGGTTCGTGCGCTGCGCTTCCGGCAGGTAGTATTCGCTTGCAGGGTCGTCAAGGTCAGCCATCACCCAGTTCGTGAAAATCACGTTGCCCAGCACGCCCCACTTGCCAAGCGTGTAAACGTCCCGATAATAAGCGTCCGTTTCGCTTTCCAGATCATTGACGTCGTCGGGAGTAAGGAATTTATTGTCTTTATGGGTCGTTCTTAGAATTGTGAGCGCGTCGCTGCGGTATTCCGTCTGGTCATCCGCCCACGCAATCGGGCTGAAATACTCCTCGTAAATCCAGTGCGCTTTCAGAATAGGGTTGAAGCTCAATGTCAGCCGCTTCGGCGTCTTTTCGCTCCCGCCGCGCTGACGTTTGATAAGCTCTTTGATAGACGCGCGTTCTATTTCGGTCGCCTCTTCTACCCAAACATCCGTCACCGCGCCCTTTGCCGGCGTGAGCGACTTCAGCTTTGCGACATCATCCAACCCAGCGAATACAGCCTGGTATCCGTTCTCACACGTAATCAGCATGTCGCTTTTGTTCACCGAAAACAAACTGTCTACGTGCCAGTCGCCCAGCACCTTCTGAATCTCCGTGAACACCGACCCGCGTAATGTCCGCCCTACCTGCCGCGCGATCAGATAATTACGCCCGCCAGATAATAGGTCAAATACCACCCGCTGCGCAAGGAACACGCTTTTTCCACTTGACGCGCCGCCAAAAAAAACCTGCTGCCGCGCGTTGTTTTTCAAGTGCGGGAGATAAACGGGGTTGAACACCTCCGCGTGCAAGTCAATCGTGGTCATCGCCAACCAGTCTTACCACGATATGACCGCCTTCCGCGCTCGTGACTTCCTGCCGCTCCACGTACCCGCGAGACTTGCCGATGGTTTTCAGCGTGAAAATAATAGCTGTGATATTGCCCTCTTTTACCTGCTGGAACAACTGGTTCTCAGCGAAGTCAATTAGCGTCTCGCGCTCTTCGTCCGCGACAGACTTCACCGATGGATAGAGGCTTATGTAGCGTGAAATCGTGTGCCGATCGCAACCCAAATAACGCGCAGCAGCGGATAAATTCCCGTGCTTT